AAACATATGTAGAAACAGACAGAGATAATCCTAATAATGCTGGACTTAATAAACCCCCCTTTAAAGCAGAAAATAGAGGAACACTTTTAGCCCCAAGATCAGGAGTTAGAAAAATTACTAAATCTTTTGAGGTTAGAAGTTATGGGACTGAAGGTAGTACATATGATCATAAAGCAAAGAAAGCAATACCTAAGATTCAAAATTATACTGTTAATGAAACTAAAAAGATTAGCTCTGGTTCCAAGAATCCACCTCCCAAGAAATTTGTAGGTGGCCCAGAAACATATTCAAAAACATCTTCTCTTTCTCAATTTGGAAATATAGAACATGCTGAACCAGTAGAACATAGAGAAGCACAAAGAAAAGCATTACAAGATCCTAAATTAGATAGTGATGTAAATGTCGGAGACGATAAATCTAGTTCAGGAAGAGGGTTAGAAAGACATAAAAGTTCCCATTTAAGAGAACAAAGAGTTAAAGAAAAATTAGATTTACGAGATGTTAATAGATTTGGTCGTGTATTTAATGCTCTTCGTTCTGACTTTAAAAAAGCTACAACTGGTGCGCAACGTAAAATAATAGATCAACGAGCAAGGACAATATTAACACAAATGTCTGATATTTATGGAGCGGATGCCGCACCTGAGACTACTGCTGGTGGTCAAACAATCGGGAAAGGGAGGGGGCAACAATCTGTTACAATTACAGATGTAAAATCCCCATCACCACATTATGAAAGAAAAATACCAAAGACATCTCGTATAAAAGCAAGTCTTAAAAAAGATCGTGCCAACCCGCATGTAGAAACTAAGGCAACAGCAGAAAGAGGTATTCCAAGAACACCTAAAAAATCTAAATTTGTAAGATTACCTATAAAAAATGTTAAAAAGTTAAATAAAGCTCCGTCAAGAAAAGCTATATATTTACCTAAATATTCTAATACCGAAAATGTTACAACTGAAGTTACTCCAAAACTTAAAAAAATAACCTCTACTGCAAAACCTAAGAAAAAGATAGTTACTGCGGCAAGTACAAGGGGAGAAACTGTTGCAACTAGGATACAAAAAAGATTTGCCACAAAACCCGGTTCTCCCAATGTAGAATATAAAAACCGATCTACAGCAAAGAAACATGGTAGTGTAGGTAAGGGTATTAAGTTTACTAGAGGGTTAGGCGCATTTAGTTTGTTCTCTTCAATATTAGCTCCATTCAGAGGTCGCAAAGAAGCAAAACAAATGCTTAAAAAGCATGGTATAAAACGTGACCCTTCTGTTATGGAAACACTTGAGCATACTTTTTTACCTAAACATGCTAGACCAAAATATTATAAAATACCTGATGCATGACCAATAAGGCAGAAAAGGCAATTGAGATTGCAGAAAAGATAACTGATCTCTATGAAACCAATAGACTGCTGGAATATGATCCATACGAATACCAGAAGCGGTTTCATGATGCAAAAGACATGACAGGTCGCCTTGCTAGGCAACGTCTTTTGATGGCGGCAAACAAAACTGGTAAAACATTTTGCGGTGCATCTGAGATGGCATTTCACCTAACAGGGCGATACCCTAAATGGTGGCAGGGTGCAAGATTCAATAGACCTATACAAGCATGGGCGGCTGGTAATACTACAGCAAATACTAGAGATATAGTACAAGCAGAATTACTTGGTGAACCCGGTGATGAAGATGAATTTGGTAAAGGAGCAATACCAAAACAATACATAGTTGGTACTCCATTGAGAATGCCCGGTGTTCCAAATGCATACCAGAGTTTAAATGTTAAGCATGTATCTGGCAGAAACTCTAAACTCATCTTTAAATCCTATGAGCAGGGTAAGATGCAATGGATGGGTAAGGCAGTAGATGTTACATGGTTGGATGAGGAACCTCCGCAGGATATATACTCGCAAGCCTTGAGAGCCGCACTTAAAAGTGGAGGTATTGTCTTTATGACTTTTACTCCTGAAAGCGGAATGACTGAAGTTGTAACTCAGTTTATGACAAAGTTGGGACAGTCACAGGCTCTATATCATGCAACATGGGATGATGCGATACATTTAAATGAGGATGTAAAAAAAGAGATATTAGCCGCACTTCCTCCGCATGAGAGAGATATGCGTTCTAAAGGAATACCAGTTCTAGGTTCTGGACTTGTATTTCCTATTAGTGAAGATGATCTTAAAGTGGAACCATTTGCGTTACCTGAATACTGGCCTCGTCTATGTGGTATAGATTTTGGTTGGGATCACCCTACTGCCGCAGTCTGGATAGCGTGGGATAGAGATACAGACACTATTTACATATATGACTGTTATCGAAAATCCGCTGAGACACCAGTTGTTCATTCTGCGGCAATAAGAGAAAGAGGAGATTGGGTTCCTGTAGTTTGGCCTCATGATGGATCACAACATGATAAAGGTTCAGGTAAGCCATTAGCAGAGTTATACAGAAAGCAGAATGTTAATATGGCACATAAACATTTTGAGAATCCTAATGGTGGTATTTCGGTAGAACCGGGTATTATGGATATGTTACAAAGAATGCAAACTGGAAGATTTAAAGTTTTTAATTATCTTAACTTGTGGTTTGAAGAATTACGAATGTATCATAGGAAAGAAGGGAAGATCGTAAAGGCACATGATGATTTAATGAGTGCAACCAGATATGCATCTCAGTCACTAAAGTTTGCCTCTACAGGTCGTCCCAAGAAAAGACCGAGGAAAGCTATCAGCACCTACGATTACTATGATTCGTCAGAAAGGGTCTACGCTTGATTATTACATTGTTGAAAAACATGAGATCAATACTGTCTGGAATGATGTAAAAGATTTGATTGCAAAAACAAGTGATGAACTTTTAAATGAAAATGATGTATTGCAATCTCTCCAAACTGGAGAATATATATTATGGATAGGAACTAAACCTGATTCTCATGAAATTGTTGTTGCATTGACAGTTGAATATAGATGTTATCCTAGACATAAAATGTGTCAGGTGGTTACAGTTGCAGGTGAGAATATGAAAGAATGGGTTGACGAAAGTATAAAAGTATTAGAAGATTGGGCAAAGGCCCAAGGATGTGCGTACATGGATATGTATGCAAGAAGAGGTTGGAAAAAAGTGTTGAAAGACTATAAGGAACGATGTATTTTGTTAAGAAAGAAACTGTAACCATTTAATAAAAGGTAAATATGAAAGTTTATACAGAAGTAAATTATGAGTTTAAGAATGGTGTTCTCGTAGAGCAGTCTTCTAAATCTTATGAATATACAGGTGAAGTATCACTCTGTGGTGGTGGTGCAACAAAAGCTGTAAATAAAGTTCTTGAAACAGCTAGTGATGTTGGTACAAGTGTTGGTACAACTACTCAAGATACCATATCCGCAGTTAAAGACCCTATTGGAACAATAAAAGGAGGACCGGGTGGTACATTAGGTCAGATAACAGATAAGGTATATGGAGGTTCATTTAAAGAACTTGTAGAAGGTGCGCAGGGTAAAGATACTGAAACTGAAGATGTAGCGGCTCCTGTACTTTCTGCAGAAGAAGTTGATCCTGAAGCGGCATTGACTGCTCAAAATAAGAAACGACAGGAAATGGCTGGTAGAGGTGCGGCAAATCTAACCGCAGGACAATCAGCAACAATGCTAACCGGACCATAAAAGAATATGGCTGAAGAGCAAGAAGGAAGTGATCTTGGTGCTGTAATTGATAGGCATCATGAGAAACTGAAAAATAACCGCAGGACATGGGAACGTGAGTGGCAGGAAATGGCAGAATATGTCCTTCCTCATCGCTCAGACTTCACTACTACTCATTCTAAAGGTGATGATAGAATGGGTATGGCATTTGAAGGAACTGCAATGCGATTATTGAAACGCTTTGCATCTAATATCCATAATGTCTTCACACCAATGGGTGCAGAATGGTTTAAACTCACAACAGGAATTGCTGAGTTGGATAAAAGCCGTAATGTTGCCCTATGGATGGAAGAAGCATCTAAAATAGTAAAACACCATATATCAAGACCAGCATCAAACTTCCAAAGTGCAATATTCCAATATTACTTGGAAGCAGGTTCTTTTGGAACCGGTATTATCTTTGTTGAAGATCAGCCCGGTTTTGGCCCTCGCTATCGCAATTTCCCTCTTTCGGATTGCATATTGGGTAGCGGAAGTGAAATGGAAATTGACACAGTATTTCGTAACTACAAACAAACAGCAAAAGACTTAGTATCAAGGTTTGATCCAGAAACCCTTCCTGAACAAATAGTAGAAAAGGGATTTGGAGCAAAAATGCTGGATGAATACGATGTAGTACATGCAGTATTTCCTTCTTGGACAGTACAAAACTATCTTCCTGAAGGATTCCAGAAACCATTTGTTTCAGTTCACTATTTAAAAGAAAGAAAACAAATACTGGCATTTGGTGGATATGAGGAAATGCCCTATATCTGTGCCAGATGGGAAAGATCGGATCGTGAAATATACGGAAGAGGGCCAACTTGGGAGATAATGCCCGATATAAGACTTATTACAGAAATAGACAGGACATATTTGAAGGCAGTTCAGAAAGCGGTATCACCGCCTCTATTCGTACCGGATTCTGGACTCTTAGACCCCCTAGATACTACCCCTGATGCAATAAATTATTATTCAGTAGGGCTAGGGGGCAAAGATGAGATATTTGAAGTGCCTACAAGGGCAAGACCTGAATATGCAGAGAAACTGAATGCAAAATGTACGTCTAATATAAGGGAAGGTTACTTTTTAGACTTATTAGAACTACCCGGCCCGGTTGCACCCGATGGTGATGTTATGAGATTTAGTGCAACAGAGGTTTCAGTCAGAATGAGACAAAGAATGCCGATACTTGGGCCAATTCTTGCTCGTCAGGAAGGTGAATTCCTTGATCCGCTTATCAGGCGAACAGTTAATATACTAATGCGATCCTATCAACTACCTGAAATGCCACAAGAAATGCAGAATCAGTATAAAATAGAATATATAAATCCTGTTTCTATTGCAATGAGATCAGGTGAGATAAGTTCCATGAATCAGTTATTTGAAATGATTATGCCACTTGCACAGATAGATCAGACAATACCAATGTACTTCAATACTCAGCAAATACTTAAAAATACTGCTGAAGTCCTGCAAATACCAACTTCTAATCTAAGAACACAGGAAGAAGTGGAACAAATGGTTGAAGAACAGAAAAGACAGCAACAGGAACAGGCACAATTACAACAGGCACAAGTAGCTGGTCAATTGAATGAATCAATGGCAAAAGCTGAATCACTTAGATCAGAAGCGGCATAATGGAAAAATCTAAAAGAAAACCTAGTTGGAAAAGAAAATTGACATATATAGCTGGTGGCCCTTCATTAGCAAGATTATCTAAAAGGTTATATTCTCCACATCATCCTTCAGGATTAGAAGCTATAGGTCGGGAATTTGATGGTACAGGACACTATAGAGGAAGGAAATTAGGTCAAAAAGAATTATTAACTAAATATAATGTTGTTTATAATGCAGAACATGCCGCTAAACCCAAAACTTGGGAAAGAGTTAAGCATGTAGCTAAGTCGATTTTAACTGGCAAAGCTCTACCTTCAAATATGTACACAGATGATAGTTGGTAAATGATTTCACGCTGGTTACAGGAAAAAGAGAAACGTAAACGATTTAAAGAGGTTTTTAGT